TTATAATCTGGTATTGTTGTAACATACAATGAATCAGCTCTTTCAAACTCAATCATTTCAATTGTATCCTCAACCAAGTTTGAATTATAGTAAAGGTCAATACCTGGTGTTACAAATACATTGATATTAACAGCTTCTGGATTTGCAAATGAACGAATACCAAGTAAATAAGCATAGTAATCTGTGTTAGCCCAGTCTCTTGTTCCATCGCCAAGTGCGATTTGTTTAAATGCACCCCATCCATTAGCATTTGGGTATCTATCAGTTGGACAAGCACCGTTTAAGAATCCAGGTTTTCCTAAAACATATCTATCACCATTTGTTCTGTATTCTCTATAGATATCCCATCCGTCAAATCCACCTTGTACAAATAGTGTATATTTACGAGCAAATAATCTAAAATAAGGGTTAGTATCTAAAGTTGGTTCAGAACTAAATGCTGCGTCACCAACATAGAATCTTGGTGTTCCTGAAGTACTAAACGCTCCGTTAATTGTTATACCACTTGCATTTTTGTCCATATGGTAACCTCTTGTTTTTGTACTCCACTCACCACCTTCTAAATCACAAGTTGATAATGGATTTTGTTTTCCTTTATACTGGAAGAAACTTGAATCATAACCAATACTATTAGACATACCCAAATATGTTCTTCTAATATTATCACCAGGACTTGTTAAAGCATCGTCAACACCAGTTGATGCACCGAATGGTGGGTTATAAACAATTTCACCAGGGAAATCATATTTAGTTTTGAAAATTGGGAAAGGCGAACGAACACTATCGTATTGTCTTGTTACATATCCATCAAAACCACAAGGAAGAGAATCAATAGGGGCATCCTCATTCATCTCAACCATTATATATTTAGATTTCAATTCAAACTCTCCATCTAATGTACCAATTTTCTTAGCGATAAAGTTATTTTGACCTGGGTCCATAGAACAATTAGTGAATTTCTCAATCACAACTGGATTAGAATCTGTATCAAAATAATCTCTTACAAGAACTGTAAATGTTTGATTGTTAAACGATATGTCAGCAATTGATATTTTTACTTCTTGGTTTGCAGTGTTACCATCAGAAATTGTATAGAATTTAAATAAATTAAATACTTTAGAACCTCTCAACTCAGATACAACCCAAGGTGAAGAAGGTGACTGATATCTATCTAAATACCAACCAATTGAATCTGCCTTGCCGCTTTGAGCAGAATCTAAAGGTATAAATTCTGAACTCAAACCTCTAATGAATCCTTTTCTGAAACCATATTGCAATAAAGCTTGATATCTTTCTTCTAAGAATAAAGGATTAGTTGTTCTTGGTTTTCCAAAGTTACTTGTCCCAAATACTTTTGAGATATACTCAGCATCAGAAATAGTAAATGAAGTTTCAAATACAAAATTAACACCAGAATCATTAGTTGCGTTTACTGCAAATGGTGCAAAAGGATTTTTAAGTGCATTAGAGTATCCTCCTGTCATATCCAAAGATACATTATTTAAGTTTGTAATTTCATAAACTGGGTTGTTATTATCAGCATATGTCGCAAGACCTCTTGATCTTAAAGTTGCTATAACTAAATCATCATAATCTGTGAATGAAGTACCAGTGTAGTAGTAGATTTTACCAACCACACTACCAGAATAACAATTTACAATTGTTGGTGTTGCTGAAGGTGTTGGGGTAATAACTGGAACTGGCGTCACACAAGGATTAGTTGGTGAAGGTGTTGGTGTTGGGGCTAAAGTAGTTGTTGATGTAACTGGATTTATATTAGTAACACCAGTAACTATTGTCCAGAAAGAAAATCCAGAATAAGAACCGCCACCATTGTTTTCGAATAATGCGTAGTACCAAGGGTCATTAAACGGTGATTCCAAATCTGTTTGACCTAATGGAATCTCAGGTACTTGGAAAACATTAGTTGTTGCAGTGTAAGTACCTGTTTCAGTTAAAGCGTTATAGTCTACATCATCAACAGACCCAAAGTAATAAATTATTTCTTCTTCAGCGTTATCGTTAGTTTGAGACTCAGTTATAACATCTAAAACCATTTGTTTAATATTTTCATCAAGAGAACTTACACCACCAGTGAAAGTTTCATATTGTGAATTAATAATATTTTTAATTTCATCTGGGAAATCATCAAGTGTTATTGATGTGATTCCATTAGTACAACCAGTAAAATCAACAGTGAATACTATTTCTTTATAATCATTACAACCTGGTAGACAATCAACAATTACTGGGTCAGTACAGAAACGACCAATAGTTGTTGGGTCAACATTTGCTTTTGTTACAATTGACCAAGATGGTCCAGCGTCATAACCAGAAAGTCCTAATATTCTTGTAACGAATAATTGATTAGATTGTTGTAAATATGATTTTGCAATATATGCCGCTTCATACTTAGGAATTTGAGTATTGATAAATTTCTCGGCTGATGTTCCACCAAAGTAAGTTTGGAATTCGTCGTAACTTCTTACAAAAATCGGTTCAAATGCTGGACCTTTTAAAGTCTCACCAGCAATACCCAATGTCGTAACTCCAACACTTTGTGCAACAAAACTCAAGTCAACCTCAGAGGTATAAACCCCTGGTGATACAAATACTTTGCTATTAGATGCCATGTTTTGTTTTTAATTAATAGATTTATTTTTTAATATAAATATTGTCGATTTTGACAAAAACTTTACTTCTTTATAACTATTTATATTTTGGTGAGAATTTTTTCTACCTTTTTTCTACCTATGTCTAAAGAACCTAAAAAAATAAAAAATCTTAAAATTGACATCTCAGTTCACGAGGTTCTAAAAAAGTATTGTGATAAAAGAGGAATAAAGATGTATAAGTTTTTGGAAAACTTAATTTTGGAAAAGTGTAAAGAAAAAAAAGATATATATGGTGAGAATTAAATTAGGGAAACCGAAAACTGAAGTGAACTATCTTTTGTATTATCATCCTTTGTAATTGTTATTGATAATATATCACCTTTGTTTATTTGTATTTCAGAAATATTATTTCCATAATAATCTCCATTTATAAAAACTTGATAAACATCAACATTATCTGATTCAACAAAATTTAAATTTACAACATAATCAAATTTTTGTTCTATATTATTTTCAGATATTGGAAAATTATAAGTTATAGTTTCTGGAACAGCTGGTTCTGGTTTCTTCTGTCTTCTCTTTTTTGTTACAGTATCGACCTCAAACATTGTAAAGGATCTTGTAATTGCCGGGCTTACCTGGAATTCATCTTCATCAATTAGAAACCCAAGTAATGTAAATTCATATTTTTGAATATAAACTTTTCTTTTCTCTAAATCCAAAATTGATTCGTCGGTAATACCATCATTCACAATTGGAATATAGTGTCCTTTGATTGTTTGATAAGCCTGTCTTGATGAAAATTTTTCCAAAACAATTTGATTAAACTTATTTAGTTCTCTCATTCTATTACAAACAATTGCCACAGTATATTTTATGTCTACTGGAACTGGTTGAGGAATTTTATAAATATCCATTCCGTGTCTTTGACCATCCCAGGTTGGAACTTTTGCGTAATAATATTGTCTTCTATTTGGTATTGTGTAAACTGTTGCAGGATTTGTTCCGTACTTAACCTCTGGTGTTCTAATAACCGTAATAAAAGGTGGTTCAAGGTTCTTATCTATATTTTGAAAATCCCAAGTCTCAACAAATTGTGACCAGTTTTGTGTTGTAATTAAAATATCAACCGTTGGAATTTTTTTTCCTTCGACAACGGTTTCAAGTTGTTCTTTTACAAAATCCAAAAAACCTCTATCCAAATCAGCGTGTAATAAAGATTTTGGGAGATAGGTTCCATCTTTGGAAATCATATCAGCAATTTCGTGTCTTCTCGGAAGTAAAGTTTTACTTTCCGTGAGTGGTAAATATTTCTTTATCTTATTTGGTAGTGGCATTTTTATAGTCCTTTAAATTCATTAGGTCCAACTGGTGCTGCAATAATAGTACGATAAAAGGGTTTGAAGCCTTTATATGTATGTTTAATGTCTGATGTTACACGACCATCATTTACAACCGTATAATAACGAACAAAATCTTCACTATCGTAATATCCAACATAATCTCCAAAATCTATATCGATGTTTAAATCCTCAAGAGTTTTTAAATACACAGACATTGTAATGTTTCCAGGTTCAACTTGGTCCATTTTTGTTGTTCCAAGAAATTTATTTTCTGGGGCTGCAATTGCAACATAAGCATTAAACTCAACTGGTGGTAAAAACTTCACACCATCAGATACGGTTTCACCATAAACATCATCGGTTTTGGTTTTTGTTTTGTCCACACGATACAATACACAAGTATAGTTCATATCACCAATTAACCATTCTTGACCCATTTCAACTTCAAGTTTGAAATCACTATCACCAAAAAATTTACCAAGACGAGTAATTGGAACTTTGTTTGTCATAACCTTGTTTTATTGATAAATATTGTTTTTATTATTATTTTTATTTATATCTTGGAATTTTGGAAATACAAAAACAACTGATAGAACATAAAGCACTTGATTTATTGGACTCATATAGTGGGGCTAATAATCATATTCTTTATATGAAAACTAAGAAAGAAACAAATAAAAAGTTTTATCCCACAAGAACTCAAGCTGAATATGTTATAAGTTATTTTGATACAAAGCCAAAGGTTGCTCGTAAGTGGGTTGAACTGGATCCATACTTTGCAAAGAAGTTTGCACAAGAAAGATATTTGTTTGAAACACCAGAAAAAGTTTATATTGAAAAGTTACTTGTTGAAAAAGATAAATCATATCATATATGGGGTAAGTTTTTTGAAAAAGATAACCTTTCTGAATTTTGGGTTCCTAAATCTTCTTTAATTAAATCACAAACGGTAGATGAGGTCAATATTGATTATTCTAAATATGAACATAGGCCACCACTATCACACCAGAAAGAAGCAATTGAAAAACTTGTTGGTTCCAGAAGATTTATTTTGGCGGATGATATGGGATTGGGTAAAGCAGAGTTTGTTGAAAATGAAGTATTTACTCCTAATGGTAGAAAAAAAATAGGGGATTTAATTATTGGTGATGAGGTAATTGGTAGTGATGGTAAAAAATGTTTAGTTAGAGGTGTTTATCCTCA